GGAAACGCCCCGAACCGGTGATAATTCTCCAGCACCTTGCACCGCTGTTTGGTTTTGTTGCATAAAACCTCTCCTCCGATATACCCGCATTCGGTCGACTTAAATTTCCACGCGCAGTAATTACGCGCGTACCGGCGCGCGGGCAGATCAACACCCAGAACATCGAACTTGCCGGTTAGGGTAAACTCCACGTTCTTCTGATCAGCCGAGTAGTTGTCGATGTAAAACACATCGTCCATGTGCGCATCCGGATCCGCCAGCTGGTCTGCCCAGACCATGCGGATCGTGACTCTTTTCCCGCGCAGGTCGTACTGCTCCAAATAGAGCTGAACAAACCGCGATACGTTCGCCAGCCGCACCTTGACCTGATCGATCTGCCCCTGATTGTTTTCGCCAATGAACTCATGCGTGACCGGGAACTTCGAATAAACCTCTCCCTGATACGTCACATCCTGATCAAACCCCGCGATCCTCAAATCATTAATGGAGTCGTACTTTTCGAGGACGTATAAAAAGATGGGCGCGTTCTCCTGCTTGGATTTCTCGCTGATAAATGATGGGCTGATATCTCTCGGCATCACTTCACCTCTATAAAATCGAATTCGAAGTCGTACACCTCATACGCTTTCATCGTAAACTTAAAACTATCATCAGAAAATCTGACCGTGTATTCGGTGCCGTCGTTTGGATTTGTCCATGAGAACGACATAAACGAGCCGTACTTACTGGAAAAGAAATTCCGCACCAGCTCCATATCAGCCTTTGTCCGGTTGGAAAACCTGAGCCGCCATTTGCGTAACGGCGCCGCCCATTTGCGCCTGCGCTGTTCAACGCCGCTTTCAAACTCCGAAATAAGCGTTTTGTATTCCAGTGTCTCTTCGAAAACAAAGTCCGGTAAATAGGCAAAATCGCTCATGCGTAACTCCTGATCACCGAACGGATCTTCCCATTGTTGTAAATGTCGTCGGCAATGGCATTGGAAAGCATCTTGCGGTTACGCCAGACATCCTGCGCGTCCCACGCCTGAATCACCTGATTGACATTGATCGTGACCCCTCCGCCGTCCAGAGATTCCCCGCGGTTAAGCGCGCGCAGGTTGTCCGAGCCGCCTACCGCCCGCATTCCCCTGCGGGAAAGCACGCCTTCGCCCGTTTGCGCGATGATCGGCACCTCATCCGGCGCAAGGCCCGAATGCGCCCGAATAAACGCCCGGTTGCGCTTTTCGACCGTTCCTCCGCTATGGAACAAACTCGCCACCGGCACGCCGAAAATCGTGCCACCAGCACCGGCCATCGCCGTAAATATCTTTATAAGTAACAGCTTCGCCAAGATGTTCGATATCATCTGCAGAACCGCTCTGCCGAAATCCGCGAATACTTCTTTGATACTGCGAAGCTCGCCCGTAAACGCCTTGAAGAAAAACTGCGAAAACGCGTTCTGCATGTTGTGCGCCGACTGCTTGGCAAACTCTTCCATGACGTTAAACTGCTGTGCCGCCGCTTCCGCGCTCTTGCCCACATCCTTGGCCACGTTCTTCAATATCTCCGCTGTCTTGTCACCGGTATCCTTGACCTTGGCAAACACAAGGTCGTACTGCTTCATCGCGTCGCGCGCGCTTTCCTGCGCGGCCAAATTAAACGCCATGCGCGCCTCCTCAAGCCCCTGAGTAAGACCCTCGACATTGAACTGAATCTTGTTTTCTTCCAGCGACTGAGAAAACTTTTCTACCTCCGCGGACGCCTGCCGGTATGTTTCACCGACACTGCCGGGAAGTTTTCCTAAAAGATCGTAAAACTTGATAAGCGGAACCATGAGCGCCTGAAAGAAATCGACCGCGAAACCCAAGAGGCCGTTTAAGGCAGTCGTTATGCCCTGAATGAACCCTTTGACCGCGCCCGCGCCGTACTCAAGGATCGTGAAAACACCCGCCACCAGATGATTGGCAAATCCCTGCAGAAACCCCAGCACCTGCCAGAGCGCCTGCCCCGCCTTTTCCATAAAGTCGTTCCACTGGGATTTGAGCATCTGCACCTTTTCGTAGCTTGTCATCATTTCAAGATTCACCGCCTCAAGGTGTGATTTGCTCTGGGCGAGAATATGATTCGCCAAGGCCTGCGCCATGTGGTATTTCTGGACTTCCTCGACAGTCTTGTCCGTCGCCTTGGCGTATTCCTCTGCCGCGTCTTTAAGCGACAGCTGAAGACCGTACGACCGCCTCAAGGTCGTGACCAGACCTCCGGTAACCGCGCTTGAAATATTGGCGAACGCCTCTTCGGTCGTAGTACCGAATATCCGCGCCTCGGCCCGCGCCTGTTTCATAAGCGCCGTAACCTGATCCATATTCAAACCCTGCGCCATGAGCGCCGAAACCTTATCTGCGACATTGGAAAAATTAACCGTCTCCTTGGAAGCCTCCATGATCGCCTGCCGCATTTTTTGCGCGTCAATGCCAACACTCTCGGCCATGCGGCTGAAACTCTGCTCGATCTGCTGGGCCTTGGCTCCCATTTCCATGAGATCCCACGCCTTACGAAGCGCCATAATGCTGGCCGTAATGGCCGCGGTGATCGCCAGCCAATTCTGCTTCCATGCATTAGCGAACCTCTGCAGATTGCCGCGAACGCCTTCAAGGCGCTTGGTCGCTTCATCCCGCAGGCGCAATATGATCGAGAGTTCTTTATTCGTCATCGCTTGAACCTGTCCCTTCTTTTCTGCATCTCCTGCTCGATTGCCTGCAATTCCTTTTCGATCACCTCAAAGGCATCGAGCATTTTGGCCGACTGGTCGATCCAGCCGCCCGCGTTCGGCAGATAACCTTGCCTGTAAAACTGAAATGCCCTTATAAAGCTCGCCGACTTCCGTGTGACGATCTTAAAAGGGCATCCCTGATACCGCGATCCGTTAAGCTCCCAGACTTCCTGCCCGGGCACTTCATACTCACATCGTATCTTTCTCCCGCTTAAACAGCTCTGGCAGTTCACGGTGAGGCCGCCCAAATGAACCGCCACGATCAGTTTTTTTGTTCGCCCTCCGACAGTTTCGATTCGTTCAAAATGACCTCGGCCAGCTCCTGCCTCAATTCATTCGGAAACATGGCAATGATCCTGTCAGGAACGACATTTCTCATCTTGCCCGCGTAATGAATCGTCTCAAACTTAAGCTCGATCGGTTTCTTGGTCTCGGGATCCAGAAAATTCGTCAGGCCCTTAAGCCCGAACTTGATCGCCGTGATCTGCCGCTTGTTCCAATTGAGCCTGACCTTGGCCTTGTCGTTGGGGTTGGTCGAGCTCATCTCGTATGTACTGCTTTCATCGTCAACCTCTGCCCTCAACACCGGATCCAGAAGCCCGATATGAAACACGCTCGGGTTCTCTTTGTCCGGATCGAGTTTTGACACATATTCGCGCGTAGCATTGACATCAATTCCCGTAAGCATAAAAACACCTCCTGTTTATAAAAGTAATAAAGCGAGTTCATCATCCCCCGGCTCCATCGAACCGGTCAGATCGAACGATGTCTGCGCCAGCTGAATGCCGTCGCGGTCGCCGTCATCGACTTTGTTGTAAACAATGGCGGGCGCATAGAACCGGAACTTGTTGCCATCGGTTTCCCCGTACGCCAGATCGAGTATCATCGGCGTATTGCCGAACCACTTGGAGAAAAAATCGTGCGAGGCAACCGGCACCATTTCCGGATTAAACGACCCCTGCATATCCCGGCCAGTGATCATGTAAGACAAAATGCCTTTGGAATCGTCGATCTTGTCTTTTGAAGCCAGCGTGTTCGATATATCGATCTCCATCTCGCCGACATTAAGCGACACGCCGTCGCAGGACATAACCGCGTTCAAAAGCACCGGAGGCACCGTATCGTCAAAGCTCACACCGGTAAACATCGGGGTGTCCGTAACGCCATGCTCAACGCCCTTGAAACTGAAATCGAGCGTTGCCGGTTCGCCGATCTTGAAGTTGAACTTGACCGTTCCCCTGCAACCTTTAAGAAGCTTCGCCACACCGTCCTCATAAAGCCCCATAGTCAAAGAAACCACGGAACTGCTGACCGGCTTTATTTCAAAACCGGCATCCGCCGGATCAGCCGATGCCATGGAAACGGCTCCGGACGTCCCGCCGGTTATGTTTTCCCCGGTCTCAAACGTCCCGCTTAACGCGACGAAATACAGCGTCGGCGTACCGTTTGCCGTCCTGATCACAACCCTGCCGGTTGCGCCCGATGTTGTTCCGGTTATCGTTTCGCCGTGCAAATAAGGCCCGCCGGTAATCGCGCCGATCGATATTTTCTTGAGCGCGTTCGACTGGAAACCGCAGGCCCTGACCAGCCGCATCCACTCCGGCTCAACCGTTATCGAACCGGATCCTTTCAGCTCGATACTGAAATCGACCCCGGCCGATCGTTTCCCTGCCAATTTCCCCATCTTGGTCAAAGACGCGCGCACAGGATCCCTTTGGTACATCTGCGGATCGTAACTTGCCTTCGGTGAAAAGTTCACCAGAATGCCTGCGTCGGCCGCCAAGAGGGTTTCCGCTGTTCCCTCCACCGCCTCAATCTTCGCCGCAAGCTGGCGTTTTCTTATGAGCATCGACATTGCAATTCCTCCTTTTAGTTCTTTGCTGTCGGGTCCGACCGTAAATGACGGTAGCGGACTCGAAGTTCCATAATGATCCCCGCGTACGGCTGGGCCTCGGTCGTCTCAAACGGCGTCGTTCCCGAAACATCCGAATCGATAGCCATGCCGCCGCGTGTCGGATCCTGCAAGACAGCCTTTTTGATATCACCCTGCAGTCTGTTCAAATAGGTATCCGTCGGCACCGGGTCGTTCTCATCGGTTATGAAAAATATGTCCAGATACAGCGTCATAAGGCATTCTTCGAACATATTCGGAAGACTCGACTCGTCCTCATCGCCCGGGCTGATAACGACCATCGGCATATCGACCATTCTGTTCCCGTGCATCGACCAGCGCTGAACAGTGGCAGGGGTGAAATCGAAGTTGTACCCGTTGGCGATCGTCACGCCCTCAAGTACCGTCTTAATGTTCTGCAATATCCGCTCTCTGACCGTTTCCATCAGATCTTCCTCAATGCCTTTTCGATCGATTTATTCAAAATATCTATCCGGTAATTCACCAACCCGTCCCACGTCCGGTAAAACCCGAGCCGCGGTTTGATTCGCACCGACCGCTTGAGCACATACAGCGGCAAAATCTTCTGCGCGCGTTTCGTTACCCGGGCAAGAAACGTCTCGCCCTTCCAACGCAAAGCCCTGACGTTTTTCAACTCTTTGGGCTTTTTATACCGTGCTCTTAACTTGCCCGACGGAGTGAACATTTCCGTCCTTGCCGACAACGGTACAGCCAGCCGTTTGCCTCCGGGATCCCTGACCGTTCCTCCGGTCTCGTGCAGTTTGGCGATCTTCGATTCCGAGAAAACCTCGATGCCCATGCCCTCGATCTCGGACGACACCAGAAAAACCCGCTTGAACGTTCCGAAAAGCCCGTGGCCTGACGCGCCGCGCACACCCGGAGGCCCCTGAAGCTGTTGCTGTCTGAACCGTTTTAAGAAACCTTTGCCGATACGATCCAGCCCGTCTGCCAGCTCGAACTTAAGGACGCGGGGCGCGATCTTGATCGCCCTGTCCAGCGCCCTTGTGTCAATTTCTGTGGTTAACTGCACCATGCCTACCACCCCACCAGTAAGTGCCACATTCCCTCGTCACCGCTTATGACATCGTTGATCCGCGCTTCCTGCTCGATACCTTCGGTGTCCTTAAGCGCTATACGATCGTCTTTTTTATTGACCGCGGCAATGCCGGTTGCCTCATCCCGGGCAATGAATATTTCCGCCTGCTTCTTGAGCGACCGGTATACGTTCTCCTCGGTCGGCGACAGTTCATACCGGACAACCATAGCTTGAATAGTCTTGGGAACGCCGCCTCCGGCCGTGTAAATGATTTCCTCAGCAAACTCATTCGGATTCAAAAACACCGGAGCATCACCGGCTATCCGATCCTTTAAACTCATTTGAACACCTTCCCGGCTATCATTGCCGCGAAATGAAACGCGAGGGTCACCAGTCCTCCGCCGAAACTGATAACCGCCAGAAAATAAACCGCCTGCTTGAACTTATCCGCCCACTCGGAACTTTCCTTGATGAGCGGCATGAACTCGTCCATCTTTTCTTTGATCTGGCAAATCGTTTTCGACAGCCCGTTGTCGATCCGGTCTTTGATGTGTTTTACGTCGCCGGAAAGTTCGACGAACCTGATATCTCCGTCCCGCAGTTTCTCTTCATGCTCTTTCAACTGCGCGCGAAGAAGTTCGTTTTCCTTTAGAGCCGCGTCATGTTTTTCTTTGCAAATTTCTCTTGGAACAAACTCCGAACTCATGCCAACCCCTTGAACGTTATCAATTGCGATACGCCGTGGTTATTCTTCCCCGACGCATCCCTTGCGTTTGAGCTGAAAGGACAAAAAACATTCAGCCCGTTTGTGATGACTGCCCCGTCGTAGATTCGTCTAACCTCATCCGGCGTCAATGCCCTGTCCCAAAACATAAACCGCGACATGTCGCCCTTGAACTGATATCCACCGGAAGCCGTATTCTTCCCGATAAAAAGATCTATGCTTGCAGGAACAACGCCCGGGTTACCGGAAAGGTCAGTCTCCGCTTTTTGGTAACCGTTGATAAACAACCGGCGTCCGACACTATCCCGCGTAACGCACACATGGAACCATTTATTGACGGGCGGTTCATATCCGGTATTCCATCGAGTCGCCGTTCCTCCCCAATCGAAATGAATCGTGCGCGACGCTGTCAAAACGAATAAAAAATACCCTGTATCCGTCGCAACCCTTTTTGTGATCAAAGCAGTCGCGGTGGGCTCCTCCCATTTCAAAGAACGCACCCATAAAGCAATCGTGACATTCTGCGGTTCCAACAGCTCATTCCTGACGAACGTAAAAGAACTATTCGCCTGCCGTAACTGCGCAAAACCTGACGCGTCACGCATGGCTCTGAATACCGCGTTTCTAAAAAACAGTGGTTGGGTCCCGGGTAATGGTGATCGAACGCGTTCCATAGCCCCTCACCCTCTGATCAAATTGACCGGCCTGATCTTCAAATACTGGATCACCGGATTTGTCCCGGCCTTGTTCGCGCATTTGAAATACAAACACGGCGCGCCGAATACCTGAAGCCGCCGGATCTCGTTTTTCATGACGGTAATCGTTTCACCTTCGAAGAAAGTGAACGCGCCGTCGTTCAATCCAAAGATCGGCGTGATGTCCCACGAAGGATTCGTCCCCGAAACTTTCACATAAACATCGACGTAATCCCACCCTGTCAGATCGTGACAGTTATTAAAATTGGCCGGATTTCCGCTGTCGTTTTCCGAGACTGCGGCGCGTACATCAACCAGAGATCCGTATTCCACTCGAAGTATCTTTCCTGCATCGACTACTGAATAAGGTCCGTTCATTGCATCAACTCCTTGTTAAAGAAACAAAGGGGGGCATAACGCCCCCCTCGTTTTACGCGATCTTCAAAAGATGAGCAAAATACGGATCGATGACCATCTCGTCCACATGCTGACGCACGCGGAAGATATCGCTCCGGATTTCCTCAGCCCTGTACTGCTCGACAACCGCGTTTTCCGGGCTGTCGGACACCCACAGGAACGTCCTGCCCAAGCCGGGCTGGGAAAGATCCTGCCCGTCCGTTATCACCAGCCCCAGAAGCGCGTACAAATCGCTCCAGATATCGCCGCTGACGAACGGTTTGCCTTCCTTGGCGGTGTTGCGGATCGCCTTGCCTTCGAAGATGTACTTGATCCCGAAAAGGTCGGCAAGCGCGGTTCTGACCTCCGCGTCGGTCGGCCGGGACGTATACTTGATGAGATCGATGATCTCGGAATTCGCCTTGAGCCGTTCGATATTGGTCGAACTTAAAACCAGCGCGTTCGGCACGATGCCGCAGTTCGCGCGCACCTTGGACTTGGCGTCTCTGACCTGCTTGACCACCTTGGTCGCGATATCCGACCACGGATTGGCCGAATGATCCGTATAGAGCGGCGCGCCCGTAAAGACGCTCGTATCGAACAGCAGGTCCGCGATACGCTTTTCCTGCGCCTGAAGCACGCGCCGGGTCGTGATCTTACTCGTTACCAGTTCCGCGTCGAAGTCGCTGGCATACATCGCCCGCTCGGAATCATCGAGCGCGCCTTCGAGCCCGTGTTCCTGACAGTTGTACGACTTGTCTTTGGCGCTGAACCCGTCGCGGTTGTAATTGCCCCGCGTCGCGCGCTTGGTGTCCGCGTCCCGGGTAATGCTTTCCCGGGTGATCGCGGGAAACACGGACTTTTGTTTCTGCGTCCTGAAAATCGGCAGGATCTGCGTACCGATAAACTCGTTCTCCTGCTCCACGTATTCCATCACGGCAACACCCAAATCCATTCTCGGCGTCGCCCTTGTCCCCGAATATTCAACTCCCATGGTAAACCTCCTCTTGTCGTTAATATTGTTAGACCAGCAGTCCTTCGATGACTTCGAGATCGCTTGCCGGTGCTTCCAGCACTTTGCCGATGATCGATCCGCTCACCGTCGCGCTGATCTTGCCGTCATTCGCGCCGTAAAAATCTCCGCCCGCGCTGATCGCGCCGTCCGCCACCATCTTGAACGTCCTGCCGGTAGTCTTGAGATTGACCGTGACAAAATCGTTTTGAACGGCCTTGGCCGCGGTAATACCGATGAACGCCTCACCGGCATCGGCGTATTCGACCTGTGAACCGCTTCCGGTACTCAACTTGACCCTGCGAAAAGACTCAAGGTCTTCCCCCGCGACAAATGCTTTTGCTCCCAAATTTTCCTGTGACATCTCACGCCTCCTTATGTTTTTGAGCGGTCGCCTTTAACGCATCGGTCATGCTCCCGCCGTGTTCCTGTTGATATTTCTTCGCCCGCTCCAGATGCGTCGTCTGCTTCTTTCCCGGCGCGTCTTCGGCATCAGGCCCCAAAGGCGGCACCGACGCTTTCTGCAGGCCTTCAAGCTGTTTATCCTGAAACTTGATCACCGCGTTCTCAAACGTGGCGCCGCTTTCCACGGTTTCAAGGGCGAGATCGCCCATGTCTTTGAAGACCTTCGATTTCTTCAGGATCGCCACAGCCCGTTCGCGCTCTTTCTTGATCCCCTCTTCAACTCCGAGCGCGTGTACGGAGTTGTAAAGTCCGGCGTGTTCCGCCTTGAATTTTTCCAACGTGAGTTCTTCAGACATTTGCTTTTCCTCCTTTTTGTTTCTTCCATACCTGTCTAAAAACACGATCACCCTCTCAACCGCTTCCGGCTGATTGAGGAATCTATCTAAAAAGGCCGTCATTTCCGCCGACGGCCGGACGCTTTCCGAGAAGAACGGCATCCCGAAAAGACCGTTGTTCGCCGCGGGATCATCGACGATATCCACGGACAAAAGTTTCTTCACGCGGATAAAGGGCGGTAAATCCTCTCCGTCCTTTGTTTTCTCGGCGCGGAATTCCTCGTCCCAGTGAATAACCATCGAAGACCCGAACGCCTGCGGGTCGCTCTCGGCAAGGTTCATGACATACCCGGCCAAGTCGCCGTCCGGCGTCTCATGCGCGGTCTTATCGATGTGCAGGTCCGCGCGAACGATATCGCCGTCGCGCCTGAAATTCCTCGCCCTGCCCAAAAACGTGCCGAGTGCGGTACTCGACATATTCGGATGCCCGAACCGCGATTTGACCCCGGCCTTTGCCTTATTCCCGAATTCAACGATCGAATCCAACGCTATGTCATCGAACTCCCCCCTTTCGTCATGCGTGACCCCTTTGGTCACGACTGCAAACCCTTCGATAACCTCTTCCTTGCGGTTAACACGCACGTCGCCGCTTCTGACGACATCCGCTCTGAAATAAATATCTTTATTCGCCATCTTTCTCTCCCTTTGATTCACGGATCGAAACATCAATCTCGACCGGCATTGCCATCTGCTGTCTGTTCGCCAGACGTATCCTGCGGCGTTTCCTGCCCGGCCGCCTGCTGTCCTTGTTTTGCGGTGTTCCCATTGCTCACCTCGAGTCCTAATTCCTTGAACTTGTCCTGTTCGCGTTTGCGCTGTTCGAAACATTCTTCCCAGTCTTTACCGTCCTGCGCGTAAAGATCGGAATAGGTCACAATGCCGTTTCTTAAACCTACCTCCGCGGCCTGCGCTTCTTTAAGCGGGTCAACCCACTCCCATCCCGGCGCGATCCACGACGCGCTCGTCCATCGTTTCCGGTTTTCATAAAACGTGACCGCCTTAAGTTCTCGTTTGAGATATGCTTCCTCAAGAACCATCTCCCAGACCGGCTGGCAGAATTTCTGCGCCAGCCATTCCTGCCGCATCCGGAAATATCGCCGCGCTTCCAAAAGAGCCGCCCGCGCGCTGGAATAATTCGTTTTCGAGAAATCCTTGGCCACGAGTTCGTACGGCAGGCCCAGCGCCGCGGAAATAGCTTTCAGGATGCGGTCAACGAACGGCTCGAAACTCGATCCCGGCCTCTGGGGATTAAATGACGTGATGCTTTCGCCCGGCATCAAGTGTTTGATCATGCCCGGCTCAAGACTCTCTACAAACTGCCCGGCCGCGTTTCTCTCGAAAGCCCCGCCTGCCGACACGTCCATGGACGCTTCCGAGGTTATAAAAAGCGAGAAACACGCGGCGATCCTCGCGGCCACGAGTTCGGCTTCCGCGTATTCCCCAAGATCTTTGAAATAAGATAAAACCGGCGCGAAGAACGGCACCCCGCGCGTCTGGCCGGAACGCAGAACGTAGTAAAGGTGAAAGACATTGCGCCTGCCGTACTCATTAAACGCCGGAACCTCGACAAACTCTTTTTCCGCGCGCCTTGAGTAAAGTACGTCCCCGGGATGAGTTTTCCGGATAAAATACGAAACTGCCTCTCCTCTTTCGCCGATACGCACGCCCGACCTGATCGATTTATCGCCCCGTTTTTCCGGCGGGGTATCCAGACGATCCGATTCGATGACCTGCAAAACCGTCCGGTAAGGCCGCGACGGATCATCGATCATCATCGGAACGATCAACGCTTCCCCGTTTTCAAGGATCTGACGGTCGACAAGCTGTTGGATCTCGTAAAAGTCCATGCGCCTGCCCGCGTCCGCGAACGGCGTCCAAAGTTTCCAGACGCGTTCCGCGTCTTTCTGAAATTTACCTGCCGCGGTATCTTCAATGCCAAGCTGTTCCTTATCGACACGCGACTGCGGACGTATCCCCGAACCGACCACATTGACGGTCATGGTCGAGGTAATGCCTGAGGCATGCGCGTCGTTACGGTTTAGATCGCGGCTCCTCTCGCGGATGTCTTTCAATTCCGGAAGAAGGTCCGTGTCCGCGGATCCGCCGCCCGGTATCCACGAAGAACGGAGCCGGTCGCGCGACGCGCCTTTATAAGAACTGAATGATTTAGTGATTTTTATGGCCTCTCGATACATGCGCCGCTTAAGGCCCGCGCGGGGAGAGAAAAACGAAATAAGTCCGTCCAGACGGTCGGATAATTTTTCCGTAAGAGGCTTCTTCATGACGGCCTCCCGAAAGAAACGTATGTAGTCGTCCCGCCTGAACCCGCGATCTCGCGTCTGAGCTGATCGCGCAACTTGTAGAGATCCTGAAGGGGAATATACTGAAGGTTGCGGCCGCCGATCGAATACGACTGCACCGCGCCGCCGGTTATCCGGGCGTTAATCGCGGTCTCGACGTTATCGAGCATTTCCTGTTTTGTAGGTGCGGCCATGCGTCCTCCTCAAAAACCCAATAAAAAAACCCGACTCCCCCTTGCGCAAGGAATCGGGTTTTTACTGCCTATTGGGCGCGGTAACAGTGATCAGCTGTTCCGCAACAAACTTGTTTTCTTTTATATTACCTGAACACAATCTTTTAACAATGGGGTCGTTACCAAGATTTGGAATAATTCATTTTTCCCTATCGCTTTCTTCAACGCTCTTAAAACACGTTCCGCAATCCCTGCACCGGTGATACCGGATCGGAAGACGGCTCGCGTAACACGTGATATTTTTGCTTTTACATTTCGGGCATTTGACCGGGATAAACCTGACGCCGTATTCCAGACTTTCATCGTTCGGACGTCCGCGTGATTTCTCCGGAGGCCGGGAGTCCCCGCGGTTCGGAAGCCAGTTTGTTTTTCTTTCTATCCATTGCCCCATTAAATCCACGACCCTTTCGTTTTGCGAAGCCATCCTCCCCGTCCGGAATCTTCCGTAACGGGCTTATGAACCCGGGGCGCGTCCTCCTTGCGCATATTAAGCGCCCGGATGATATCCGCGGCCGCCAGGGCGTAGACTTCCGCGTCCAGATAGTGATTGGCCGCGGCTTCTTTCTTTTTCTGCCAGACCTCCTTGGCTTTGCCGGTCGTTCGGTTGCGAATGAGAACTTTATGCTCCGAAGTAAACTGCAGAAGATAATCTTCTGCCGGGTTACGAAAGAGATGCCACTTGCCCGGGTTCTGCGACGTCACCAGACGATTGAGTTTGTCTTTGTACTGCGTGACGTTTAAATTCCACAACACAAGACCGCCGGAGATGACGGCACCAGTGCGGGAATTGATGTCGATCTTGTTCGCGCGGTAAAACCTGCCGCCGGTAATTTCTTCAAGCCCTTTGATCGC